ATATGCAAAGATTTGTTGTTAAGAAAGTCGGAGGCCTCCAGGTTTCTCCAAATGGTTATATTAACATGAATGAAACTACGGTTCGAAATGTAGAATACCCTTCGAATGATGGAGACGCTACAAATAAACTATATGTAGACCGTTTTAATCATGTAGGTGATATTAAAATGTCTGTTTATAATGGAGATTTTTATGGATGGCTCAAATGTGATGGACGTAGTTTATCTAGAACTACCTATGCGGATTTGTTCGCCGTTATTAGCACATCCTTTGGAAGTGCTGATGGAGATTCCTTTAATTTACCAGACTGTCGGGGCCGTGTTTTAGGTGGACTTGGGCAAGGTTCTGGATTAACTAATAGAACCTTAGGAAATACAGTTGGTGCAGAAACCCATACTTTAACTACGGCAGAAATGCCTAGTCATAATCATGAAATTACTGACCCAGGACATACACATACCTATGTTAATCAGGTCGGAGATCAAAACACAGATAATGCTTTTTCTACTGAAACTGCAGCAGACCAGTTTGATTATAGTCAAACTACTGGTAGTTCTACAACTGGAATTACTGTTAATAATGCCGGTGGAGGTAATGCCCACAACAATATGCAACCTACACTATTTATTAGTCATGTATATATTTATAGTGGTGTTGAATAATTTAATAAATTAAATAAACATTAATTTTATTTAATTTTAATTTATGGCATAAATGTCGTATAGAATTTGGCACTATTAGACATTCCTGTAGCACATCTACAATTTGATGAACAACTATATGTTCCACCTCGACGATGTGCTTCCGAACATTTACTACAGTCTAAAACAAGACCTCGTACAGCAGATATATAACCAGATGGACATTCATCACCAGTAATTGCAAACCCTCCCTGAACTGCCCAATTCGCGCCTGTATTTACCATTTTTTTATATGCTCTTGTATATGTTATATCCCAGTTAGATGTATTCATATTTTTAAATGCATTCATAGCATTTCCAATTTTAATATTATTTGTGTTTTGAACTACTTTACCTTGACATGCAAGACCCATATGTGCATCATGAACTGTATAAATCCACTGTCTCTGTGTTAAATCTCGACTAAACCACGAAACGGGAGCTATTTCTGTATCTAAATCAATGACTAATGCATCAGGGTCTTGTACACCCATTAGAGGTGTAACATCAGCTTCTACTTCATCAAGAGCTTTTTTACGGAATTCTGGGCTTGTAAATTTACACATTTCTTGTTTTCGAATAAAATCTAATGTATGTAATGGTTCACTATTTCGTACCACTTTACTATTAATACGAATATTCGGAGAACACACATCACGATAATACTTATTAGACCACCGATACATTCTTAAATCAGTACATGGCTCTATAGTTGGATCACATTGTTCACCATTCATTCTCTCACATCCACGGTCATCAATTAAACTATGAGAACCCATCAAAGCTGTCATCTCTTCTATTGTTAAATTATGAACTTGTGCAAAATTATGCAACGCCAATTGATACATGGTCTTATTTTAGAAATATGTCGATTCTAAAAATAAATTAAATTATTAATTAAAATAAATCCACAAAGGTGGATTATTTTAAGTATATTTGATTAAAGTATATATTATATGTAATTTACCATTTTGTATTACCAATATTGAATAACATAAGACTGAAGATAAGAATAGTCGAAAACATGCTAAATAGTTTATTTACGATTAAGAATACAAAAAGAGATAAATATTGTTTTCGAAGATGTGAATTGAATAATGCATATACTAGGAAACAAATAGCAGGATATGCTGATAAAACAATATATGGAACTAAACCTAATACCTTGCTTGGTTCATAATAAGCAATCAACAAGTAAACAAAGTAAAGTGTGTTAAACAGTCTGAAGTAAACAAGACACATTCGCAAGACATCAATTAAATTGAAAAATCGTGATAAAATATTAACATTTGGTCCAATAATGTTTAGCATAGAATTGAAAAATGTATTATGTGTCCATCGTGTGCGTTGTTTAAAATATGCTGTCAAATTTTGTGGTGGCACTGTATAAACATGTCCTCGTGTATCTTGAAGAATGCGCGCATCTGGTGTTGTATACACAATCGAACTTGTAAAACGCCTATCTGTTCCCATAAACTGAGTACTTGTTGAAAAAAGATTCTTTTCATCAGATAGCTCCGAATAAATATCTAGACTATGTTTAAAATAGTTTCCAATTTTGACCATCATAACGCACCCAGGCAAACACAAAACTTGTCCAAGTAAATCTTCATTTGTTCGACGAATATATTGTCCATACATATATTGAAAGTTTTGAAGATAATTCCAAAATACATTACCGTGAGTTTTATCGACATTAACAATTCCACATGTTGCTGTTGCACCATGAGTTTTAATAGTATCAAGTAAACATGCAACCGTAGTTTCATCAACGACTGTGTCACCATCTGTACAGAAAATATAGTCAAAATGATTCACACCAAACACATCAAACAGATCTTGCGTTAGTTCTTCTCGCAGTTGCTTATTCGTATCGGAAACGTCGCTTCGCATTACATTGAATAGTTCATGTAGTAAAATAATACTATCTTTCTTACCCATGTTTGCTTGCTTTGTAATAAATACAACAGGCTTACTATTTCTTGTTCCATATGAAACAGTTACACTTACGTCCTTTGATAACCATGATCGATATGTAAACTCTTTAATCATTTCCACATTGTCCAGTAGTGAGTCATAATTATTTTTACCATCACTTACGACAATAGTTAAAATATAATTAGAATTACCACGCTTACTTTTCAAAACTGAATCAACCGTCGATTTTACTTGCTCTTCTGATTCTTCGAATACAGGAATGAACGCAATAATACGTTCGATTTCATCGGTCATAACAAAAGAGGGTGCATTGTGATATTTTTTAACAATTGCTCGATAAATCATATTAAATACGAACATGACTGCCATAATAATATCCTTTGCTTTAAGAACAACAATAATAAAAAGAATGACTTGTAGATTTTGTGTGTAATATACTAGTGCACATCCTGCTGCATTTAACAATAAAATAAACAATACCATACACCATTTCTTAACATAATATAGTGTTTCTGTTGTAACATATTCAAAATTCTTCAAATCAATGAAAAAACTGATTAAGGATATTAGAACTACAATACCTAGTCCAATACCTAAGGCGACAATTTCTGGAGTTTCTAGAACCATAACTACAAATAACTATAAATAATTTTTATTTCAAAAATTATAATTTCATTTTTTTTATTGTATCTCGCACAACATTATTATTTATTAACGTATTTTTCTTTTCTAATATTATAATATATATAAAATGTGGATTCTATTGCTCCTTGTATTTATTTTCATTTTAAAACAAAACATGTTAAATAATCCAAATAAAGAAACTAAAAATATATCTGTTTCTTGTAATGATGAAACGTCTATAGATTGTAAAATGTACAATCATAGAGATATCCAAACGAAATGTTCAGCGTTATGTAAAAAGAAAGACCAACAATATATTTTTTCTGGAAAATATATGAAAAAAAAAAATGTTCACATGTGTGAATGTGAACTAGAAGGTGAGGCTTTTGTAAATACAAACGAACATCCAGATATTTTACCAGACGTTATTCCAGATGACTCTCGATTTTCAAATAGAGATTATTCAGAACAAGAAAATGCAAAAAGATACAATAAACTTATTTTTGGATAACGAGAAAAACATATTTTTGGAAATTTCATTTATATAATTTTTTTATATTTTTATTATTTTTTATTAAACGCGATTTTACGTTTAATTAACAAGATGAAGAGATTGTCACTTTTTTTGATTTCTTAGAGAATTTATTAAAGATTGATTTCCACGATTTGTTAGATTTCTTTGAAACAGATGTTTCAGATGTATTGCTTTGTTCTTCTGTAGAATCTAACTCGGAATCTAGTTGTGTTGTCCATTGCTTTTTCATTTCAGAAATCTTTTCAGGTGATAATGGAAGTGGCAAGGGGGCTGGGACAATCTGGTCATGGTCAGTCTGATATTCGATACTTTCATATGAATCGATAATTGAAATGATGCTATCACTATATTCACTATCATTATGCACGCTTTCTTCGTATGCACTATCAGGGTAGATTGTCTCACTGTAGGCGCTATCACTATATTCACTATCATTATGCACGCTTTCTTCGTATGCACTATCAGGGTAGATTGTCTCACTGTAGGCGCTATCACTATCGCATACAGGGATACCATAAAACATATTGTTAATATCCATAACAGCATTCATTACATTCATATCATTTTTTTCATTAATAGACTGGCAATTTGAAGTACTAATTCCGTTAGAGGGCAAGGTACTATCAGGCCTGTCATACGAGTAAATAGACATAAAATCAGTATTAATACGCAACATTATTATAATATTCCACATTCATCTTAAAATTAGAAAAAAATTCAATTTTTTGTGAATTTAATTAAATTATACATATAAAATCTTCCATCTAAAATATTCCATAAATGTTTCCCGAAATAGACTTTGTTTATAATAAGTATCTAATTCTGAGCGAATAGAATCATATAGTATTTTCGAAGAGCATATTTTTTTAGGTAATTTTACTAATATAGAATCACCAAATAAATTGATAAATTTATGTGTAAGAACAGTCTCATGATTATATACATAACTTTTAAAAGTTAAGTAATCTTCTGTCATGTTTTAATTATTTTAAATAAAATAAATTAATGTTTTTATCAAAAAAAAAAATATTCATCTATATTATAAACATATGTCTCAAAGCTCCAAAACTATTCATCGTTTCCGTGCAATTCGCCTTACTCGTTCCAAGACTGAAATAAATACCGCTGGCTCAACTATTACACTTGGACCTGAACACTCCGGTGAAATTATTGCACTTACTGCTACAGGTGGTAGTGCAGTAACTCTACCAGCCCCTCTCCCTGGTCTATCTTATCACTTTGTAGTCCAAAACACTGGTGCTCATACCTTAACAGCACCTAGCGCATGCATTAATGGTGCTGTTGCCAATGGTGTATATCATACTAGTGCCAATTTAGCTACTGGAGCTGCAAAGACTTCCATCTCTACAACTGCTGGAAGTGCCATTGGTGATACCATTTATCTAAATGCGGTTGGAACAAAATATTTCCTAAGCGGTTCTGTCACCAACTTCAATGCTATTAAGTTTGCATAAGTTTATATAAATAAATTAAATTAATTTACCATTATTAATTTAATCATTTCTATTATGTCTAGTTATTGGTTGAATTAGAACGTGTTGAATTATAATAATATCCATTTGGTAAAATTTGATATTCTGGTTTGCATACGGATAAATTATGACCTAATGTATCCACGTCCTTAGGATGATATTTACAGGAAGCACAGCGTGTATTATTATGAAGGATTCCTCGTAAGTCATTTTCAATGTCTACATTTTGATTAGGTATACCGACTGGAATATAACTTAGAAAAGGAGGTGTAACATCTAGACATTGATTCTTGTTTACAAACATGCTAGTATCAGTAACATAATCAAAAATACTCTTATTATTTTGATTGAGGTAACATGCATCCGATCTTCTTGAAAATTTTTGTGTTGTTTGTTGTTGATTCATTTACTTATATATAATTATAATAAATATTTTTATTAAAATTAATATAAAATTTAAAAGAAATACATATTCATTTTTTATTGATTAATGATATATAATATATGAATACCATAGAACATACATCATTTATTTATACATTGTTAGTAATTATGTTTTTAATATCTGGCATAAATAAAATTTCAACATTTAATACAACAGTTGATTCATTAAAACAAAAAATACAAAGTATATTTAACTGGCAAGAAACAATATCATCTAATATATATTATGCTATCATTATAATGATTATCTTGTTAGAAATAATTGCACCCATTATTATTATTAATTATGCTATCACTAATCAATATAAAAAAGAAGCATATTATAGTGCCATTGCATTAGTTGGTTTTACTATAATAGCTACATTAGTATACCATTTTCCAGATTTTAGCAATTATAAAAAATCATTAGCATTCTGGGCAAATATATCTCTTATTGGCGGTCTATTATTGTTAGCTAAAACGATACGAAAAAATGAAGCTTAATAAATTTATTTATACAAAATTAATTTATTTTTATATTATATAATGGTATCGAATAATTATTTTATTCAAATAAAAAACCATATAAACAAATCCACTCGAATTATTAATCATGTTACTAGTCTAGAAAATTACATTAGAGATTTTAATACAATCATTGATTATCTAAATCAAGATAAAACATACTTATCAACACTATCTAATGGTCAAGCAGAACTCGTAAAAATAGAGACAATTACAACCCCTGGATTTTTTTATAGTTCTAAAAAAACAGTATCCAATTTAGTATACACACTTGAATTAATTCATATCGATAATCAATTTACCGATTTATTTCAAAAAAACTCGTGTATTCAAACCGAAGTAATTCCTTTAAATTTAACTAACAGCCCTGTTCATACGATAGAATGTCCTCAAAAGGATAGTCTAGATGACCTTATTGATGAACTCATAAATGAAATTAAAAAAATCGACATAAATAAATATGATAAAGAATGTCAATATGAAGATACTTCTAGTCATCCGTATGAAGATAATTATAGTCGACAAGATGAATGCGAATGTGAATGTGAATGTGAATGTGAATGTGAATGTGAATGTGAATGTGAATG